AAAAGCACGATACAAATTGGTTATTAATGTATAATAATTTATTTAATAATGATGAGACCTTACATAAAATAAATAATGAATTGAAATTCATTACTCCAAAAATGTTTAATAGAAAAATTCAATTATATATTCCTTTACGCTTCTTTTTTACTAAACATACACAATCATCATTACCTATTTCGGCATTGTATAGAAGTGACGTAAATATAAAAATAAAAACAAATAGTCAATCTGATGTATTTTTATCAAATAAAATAATATCAAGTGTTGAAATAAATAAGGCTGTTTTATCAGCAAATTATATTCATTTGGATGTAGATGAGAGAAATTATTTTTTGAAAAACAAACACCATTTATTAATAGAGCAATTACAATATCAAACAAATGAAATACAAAATGGAATATATGATAATATAGAATTAACCTTTAGTTATTTATCAAAATATATAATATGGAAATTACCGTATAAATATATTTTAGATAAAGCACGTATTGTTTTTAATAATAATGATTTATTTTATGAACAAACGGGTGAATATTTTCATTTATTACAACCATTTGAATGTAATCTTGGAAGTGCTGATACAATGACACGTATGGAAGAAAATCAGGATCCCAATGGAACATATTATGTATATAGTTTTTGTTTACATCCAAGTAGCCGACAACCATCTGGATTATGTAATTTTTCACGTATTGATGATAAATTTTTATATTTACAGACAGAATATATTAAAAATGATTTAAATATAAATAAAAAAATACCAGTTGATATATATAGTGTAAATTTTAATTTCTTACATGTTGAAAAAGGAAAATGTAAGTTAGAATTCTAAAAAAACTTTTTTAAAAAAAGTTTAGACAAAAACAACCTTTTAGGAAAAGGTTAATCCAAAAAAAATTTTTTGATAAAACTTTTTTTTAAAAAGTTTAAAAAGTTTATTAAATTTAATTCAAAATTTTTTTCTTATATAAAAATATAAAATGGGTGGAGGTTTAATGCAATTAGTCGCTATGGGTGCTCAAGATGTCTATCTTACAGGTAATCCTCAAATTACTTTCTTCAAAGTTGTCTACAGAAGACACACTAACTTTTCAAAAGAATGTATTGCTCAACAATTTACTGGATCAGCCGCTTTCGGTTCTTCAGTATCTTGCACTTTAGCCAGAAATGGTGATTTAGTTCAAGAAATTTACTTAAGAACCACAATAAACTGTACTGTCGACACTAATGGAGATATAGTTAGATTAGATGATGTTACATCATTAATTAAAACTGTTGAAGTTGAAATTGGTGGTCAAAAAATTGATAAACATTATTCTCAATGGTTAGATATTTATAATGAATTATTTGAAACAAGCCATGATTACAGAACAGTAATGAATACTGGTTCAGGTACAGTCGCGGATAAAACGAATGATGTCCATACTGTAACTGCTTATGTTCCATTAAGATTCTGGTTCAACAGAAATCCTGGTCTTGCTTTACCTTTAATTGCTTTACAATATCACGAAGTTAAGGTGAATGTTACATTTGGTGGCGCATCTGATTTATTTAGTGCTCATGCTGACACAGCTGTTAATCTTGCTGCCCTTGCGTCCGGCGCGTCCGCCGCCGCTGCCACAGCCACACAGGCAGGAGTTGCATTATCATCTGCTGATTTATTAGTCAACTACTTATATTTAGATACTGATGAACGCAGAAGATTCGCTCAAGTATCACACGAATACTTAATTGAACAAGTTCAACATACTGGTGCTGAAACAGCTGGTGGAGCAATTGATATGACCTTCAACCATCCTGTTAAAGCTTTATTATGGACTGGAACAGATTGGGGAAAAACTAAATTACAATTAAACGGCCATGACAGAGCTGCTGAACAACCCCATGATTATTACCATTTAGTTCAACCTTATGAATCTGGACTCGGACATTCTGGTAAATCATTAACTGCAACTCGTGGTTGGGCTACAGTTGCTGCTGGTGGTGATGTCGGTATGTATTCATTCTGTTTAAAACCTGCTGAACACCAACCTTCTGGTACTTGCAATTTCTCACGTATTGATAATGCTAGATTAAATATGAGTGGTTCAGGTTCTGTATGGTTATTCGCTATGAACTACAATGTCCTTCGTATCATGAGTGGTATGGGTGGTCTTGCTTACTCTAACTAAACAACCTTTTTTAAAAAAGGTTAAACAAAAAGTTTAATAAAAACTATAATACATTTTTTTTTTTTCGTTTTAATCTGAAAATTTCTTTAATTATTTTGATAAAATTTTTTGATAAAATTTTTTGATAAAATTTTTTGATAAAATTTTTTGATAAAACTTTTTGATAAAACTTTTTATCAAAAAAGTTTATTTAATTTAATTTTAATTAAATTTAATTCAAAATTTTTTTCTGTATATAAAATATAAAATGGGAGGAGGTTTAATGCAATTAGTCGCTATGGGTGCTCAAGATGTCTATCTTACAGGTAATCCTCAAATTACCTTCTTCAAAGTTGTCTACAGAAGACACACTAACTTCTCCAAAGAAGCCATTGCTCAACAATGGAATGGTGCTGGTGCTTCTAAAACTTGCACTTTATCAAGAAATGGTGATTTAGTTCAAGAAATTTATTTAACAGCTGCTACTGGACAAGCATTAACTGTAGACCATGTAACATCAGTTGAAGTTGAAATTGGAGGACAAAAAATTGATAAACATTATAATGCTTGGTTAGATATTTATGATGAATTATTTGAAGAAAATCGTGATTTAAAAGTTGCTTTAGCTGCCACTAATGGTTTTGTACCATTAAGATTCTGGTTCAACAGAAATCCTGGTCTTGCTTTACCTTTAATTGCTTTACAATATCATGAAGTTAAAATTGTAGCCGAATTCACTGATGCCGCAAAATGTGGTGGTTTATTAGTAAACTATCTTTACTTAGATACTGATGAACGCAGAAGATTCGCTCAAGTTTCACATGAATACTTAATTGAACAAGTCCAACACACTGGTGGTGAAACAATTGCTAATGCTGATACAAGTAAATCAGTTACTTTAACTTTTAATCATCCTGTTAAAGCTTTATTCTGGAATGGTATGACCACAGATTACAAAGCTAAACTTCAATTAAACGGTCATGATAGAGCTGCTGAACAATCTGCTTTATATTATACTGGTGTTCAACCTTATGAATGTGGTTTAAGACATGTTGGTAATGTTAACGGCCGTGTAACCAACACCGCCGTGTCCCCCGCCGCCACCGATATAGTAGGTGCTTTTGCCCTCGCTGCCTCGAGTGCCGGTATGTACTCATTCTGTTTAAAACCTGCTGAACATCAACCTTCTGGAACTTGCAATTTCTCAAGAATTGATAATGCTAGATTAGTATTAAGTGGTATGGCCAATAACGCAGGCGCAGGTACATTAAATATATTCGCAATGAACTACAACGTCCTCCGTATCATGAGTGGTATGGGTGGTCTTGCTTACTCTAACTAAACAAACTTTTTAAAAAAAAGTTTAGACAAAAAGTTTAAAGTATAATCAAATAAATTATTAATAGTAATGTTAATAATTTATTTTTTTTTTCTCTATATATAATATAAAATGGGTGGTGGTTTAATGCAATTAGTCGCCATGGGTGCTCAAGATGTCTATCTTACAGGTAATCCTCAAATTACCTTTTTCAAAGTTGTCTACAGAAGACACACTAACTTCTCAAAAGAATGTATTGAACAAACATTCAGTGGTAGCATTCCTGAAACTGGTACAGGTTCAGTAACTTGTACTTTAGCCAGAAATGGTGATTTAGTACAAGAAATTTATCTTAAAGCTACATTAAATGCTAGTAATGATGGAACTCCAGTCACTATAACTGATGCTCTTTTCACAGCTGCTAATGTTATAACTGTAACTCATGCCTTTTCTAATGGTGATATAGTACTTTTTACCAATACCATTACTCTTGCAGATGGGACAACTACGTTCATTGAAGGAAACCATAGATATAAAGTAGCGAATGTTACTGGTACTACTTCATTTGGCTTAACAGAACTAGATGGAACTGCTGTTCCTATTGCTGTAGCTCTTGATCATACAGTTCCTGCCTCAACTACCGTAGCAACAGAAGGTCTTGCACTTGATAAAGATATAACTGATTTAATTAAAACAGTAGAAGTAGAAATTGGAGGCCAAAAAATTGATAAACACTATTCACAATGGTTAGATATTTACAATGAATTATTTGAAACAAGTCATGATTATAGAAATGCTATGAGTTTAGGAACTCCTGGTAATAATAAAACTGTTTATATTCCATTACGTTTCTGGTTTAATAGAAATCCTGGTCTTGCTTTACCATTAATTGCTTTACAATATCATGAAGTTAAAGTATTAATGGATTTAAATGTTCCAGCAAGCAGTAAAATGAGTGATGCTAAATTATTAGTCAATTACTTATATTTAGATACTGACGAACGTAGAAGATTCGCTCAAGTCAGTCACGAATACTTAATTGAACAAGTTCAACATACTGGCGTTGAAAGTGATTCTACTATTGATATGAACTTTAATCATCCGGTGAAAGCTTTATTCTGGACTGCCCCTGGTGCTACATTAGGTGTTGCTAAAATCCAATTAAATGGACACGATAGAGCTTCTGAACAACCCCATGATTTTTATCATTTAGTTCAACCTTATGAATGTGGAATCGGTCATTCAGGTAAATCATTAAATACAAGTGCCAGAACTTGGGGAACAGTAGTTAATACTGGTGTCGATAATAATGTTGGTATGTATTCATTCTGTTTAAAACCTGCTGAACATCAACCCTCTGGTACCTGCAACTTCTCACGTATTGATAATGCCAGATTAAATCTTGCTGGTGCCTCTAATGTATATTTATTCGCTATGAACTACAACGTCCTTCGTATTATGAGTGGTATGGGTGGTCTTGCCTATTCTAACTAAACAACCTTTTAAAAAAAGGTTAATCCAAAAAAAACAAACTTTTTTAGAAAAAGTTTAGTCAAAAATAATATACTTTTTAGAAAAAGTTTAGTCAAAAATAATATACTTTTTAGAAAAAGGTTAATCCAAAAACAAACTTTTTTAGAAAAAGTTTAATCAAAAATAATATACTTGTTAGAAAAGGTTTAATCAAAAATAATATACTTGTTAGAAAAGGTTTAATCAAAAATAAATAACAAAGTATAATAGGATATTTTTTTTTATGAAAAATATTTTAATTATTTTCATATAAATTTTTTAGATATATTAAAAAAAAAATATATTAATTAATAAGATGGAATTTATTCGTAGTCGTATTGATAATAATGAAATTATAATGTATTATAAATCAGAAGATGGAAAAGAAATAATTGAAAAAAAATATCCTTATCATCGTTTAGCACCACTAACACATAAACGACCTCATAAGAAATATCCTCCTAATACAGTTTCAACCTCTGATATATATAATAAAATTCATAAGTGTAAATTTGAATTTGAAGACCAATTTAATGATTTAGATTTTTAAGCACTGACAGAGGTGTCGGCTTTGGGGAAATGGTCTTTTAAATATTTTTGAAGACTGAAATAATTTAAATCGTCATCTTTCTTAAGATTTAATAGTTTAGTAAGTGTAGTATCCGCCTTAATTTCTTTCTTATTGGCAGGGTTTTGGAGATTATGAGCCTTAATATATTTGTTTACTTCTTGAGTAACTTCGGTACGAGCCATTAGAGTTCCACTTGGTTTATTTAAGAATTTACATAATTCTTCCGAAATCAAGGATGGTTTAGCAAAACCGGTTGGAGGCCTATTAGGGTCATACTTACGAGTTTTCTTGGAAGTTTTTTTTTGGTAAGATTTTAATACTTTCCTTAATTCAACTTTTGCTAACTTAGATTCTTTTTCAAATAATTCAAATTTACCAATAAGGTTTGTAATAGATTCGACAGT